CGGCGCTTTCTCCTACAAGGCGTCCGAGTTCTACGTGAAGAACGTGAAGCGGAAGGCCGGGATGCTGCCGTCGGAGATCGCGGAAACGATCATCGACTACCGCGAGAAGTACGACCTGATGTACGTGGTCATCGACCAGGGCGGTCTGGGCAAGGCCATCGCGGAGGAGTTCCGCCGGCGGTACCACATCCCCTGCATCCCGGCCGAGAAGAACCGGAAGCACGCGTTCATCGACCTCTGCAACGGCGACCTCGTGTCCGGGCGCGTGAAGATCGCGAACAGCGGGTGTCAGCCGCTCATCGATGAGCTGCGCCTGCTCCAGTGGGATCCCGACCGCCCCGACAAGGAGGACGAGCGGTACGAGAACGACGCCGCTGACGCCTTCCTATACTGCTGGCGCGAGGCACGGCACTATCTGGGCGAGCCGGAACTGCCGACTCCAGAGAAATTCACGAAGGAATGGTATGAACGACAGGAAAAACAGATGGAAGCGGACCTGACGCGCGCTCTCAAGGCCCGTGATCGCGGCGACGAAGACGCACCGTTCTGAGGAGCTCAACAATGTCCGAGACAAAGCAGATCGTAGACCTCGAAACGCTTCGCGCTCTCATGGACCTCATGGTCGAGCGCAAGTGCGAGGTGCTGAAGCTGATGCAGATCGAGATCACGCTCCACCCGTCGGCGTTCGCACCGCGTCGAGCTGCAGAGGTGGCGACTCCCAAGGTTCCGCTGCTCGACCCCAACAAGGTGATGCCTCCGAGGGAACCGCGGCTGATGGTCAACGGTGAGATGGTGGACGAGGATCTTCTCTTCGCGTCCGTCGAAGACAACGGAGAGGTCTGATGGAATTCGCGACCGGCAAGATGCAGTGGTGGGAAGAGAAGAAGAACAACGTCCACGCCGCGCTCTTCGCCACGGCACAGCGCAACGTGGACAACCTGCGTTCGCGCCACGGCGACTTCCTCCGGTGGTTCCGGCTCTACGGGAACTACCCGGCGCGCGGCCTCACCGCGAACGCCTACTCCAAGAGCATCAACCCCGGTGGCAGCACGAACCGGCTGACCTGGAACGTGGTGCAGTCCTGCGTGGACACCGTGCAGGCGAAGATCGCGAAGAACAAGCCGAAGCCCACGTTCCTGACGTCGGGCGGCTCGTGGAGCCAGCGGAAGAAGTCGAAGCTCCTCGACAAGTGGTGCCAAGGGCAGTTCTACGCGACCAACCTCTACGAGAAGACCGCGGAGCAGTTCCGCGACTGCGCCGTCTTCGGCACCGGGATCCTCTACGTCTTCATCGAGAACGGAAAGATCTGCGTCGAACGCGTGTTCCCCGAAGAGATCGTCATCGATGAGATGGAAGCCGTCTTCGGCGCACCGCAGTCGCTCTACCGCCGGCGCGCGGTGCATCGCGACAAGCTCCTCGCCGCGTTCCCAGAGAAGAAGCAGTTGATCAAGAACGCGCTCCCCGCCTCGATGCCGAATGCGACGAAGGAGGACCGTGCCGACCTCGTCGCCGTTGTCGAGGGCTGGCACCTGAAGTCGGGCCCGGACGCGAAGGACGGGCGGCATGTGCTCGCTCTCGACAACGTCACGCTCGTGGACGACGAGTACGAGGAGGACTACTTCCCGTTCCCGACGATCCGCTGGACGAAGCCGCTCCGCGGCTGGTTCGGGCAGGGGCTCTCAGAGCAGCTGATGGGCATCCAGTACGAGATCAACAAGATCCTGCGGCAGATCCAGCAGTCGATCCCGTGGGCGGTCCCGAAGTGCTTCGTCGAGAGCGGCAGCAAGGTGAACAAGGGCGCGCTCAACGACGAGCTGGGCGGCATCATCGACTACACCGGCACCCCGCCGCAGATCATGGGCATGAGCGTGATCTCGCCGGAACTGTTCAACCAACTCGACCGGCTCGAGCGCAGCGCCTACAACATCACCGGCATCTCTCAGCTGTCGGCGCAGTCGAAGAAGCCCGCCGGGCTTGAGTCTGGCGTGGCGCTCCGCGAGATGAACGACATCGAGTCGGAGCGGTTCATCATGGCGGGCAAGGCGTACGAGGAGCTCCACCTCGAAATCGCCCGCCAGATGCTGCGCCTCGGCCGGAAGCTCTACGAGGACGACAAGAAGTACTCCGTCAACGCGCCGGATCGTCACCGCACCGTCCAGATCAAGTGGAAGGACATCGCCCTCGACGAGGACGACTACGTGATGAAGATCTACCCGACCAGCTCGCTCCCGCAGACGCCGCCGGGACGCCTGCAGATGGTCGAGGATCTGTCGAACCTCGGCCTCATCCCGCGTGACGCGATGCTGGGCCTGCTCGACTTCCCCGACCTCGAGGCGTTCAACCAGTTGCAGGAGGCCGACCACGAGTTCTGCGACATGCAGATGGAGAGCATCGTCGAGAAGGGCGTGTTCATCGCCCCGGAGCCGTTCCAGGATCTGAACTACGCGCTGAAGACCGCGCAGCAGACCTACCTCCTCGTCGCGACGATGAGCGACGTGTCGCCCGACAACAAGGATCTCCTTCGCCGCTACATGGCGCAGGTGTCCGACCGACTTGCCGCAATGGCCCCACCTCCGATGCCGGGCGCGATGCCGGGCATGGGGGCCCCGCCTCCCGGCGCAGCAGCGCCGGGTGGGCCGGGAGGGCCGGGGGCGCCGCCGCCCGCGGGCCCGATGCCGCCGATGCCGATGTAGCAACCCACCAGCGAGGGAAGAACGATGTCCACGAACGCACCGACCAGCACGGAGTCCACGAATGCAAGTGCCGCAGCCACCACGCAAGCCCCCGCTCCCGCACCCGCCGCAGGCGGCGACAAGCCCGCTGCCCAACCCGCAGTGGACGGAGCAGCTGCAGGCGCTGAAAAGCCTGCTGCCCCCCTCGCCCGACAGTCCGACGCCCTCGCTCGATTCGCAAAAAAGGATCGAGAGATCTACCAGCGAGAGCAGCGACTGAAGGCAGGCGAAGCCGACCTCGCCTCGTGGACCGAGGCGAAGGAGCTCGCCGCGAAGGATCCGCTCAAGTTCATCGAGAAGTTCGGCGTCACGTACGACGGGCTGACGAAGAACATCCTCGGGACGATCAAGCGCCCGGAGCAGGAGATGCGCGCCCGCCTCGACAAGCTGGAGAAAGAGCGCGCAGAAGAGCAGCAGCAGGCGCAGCAGGCGCAGTACGACCGGACCCTCTCGACGTTCAAGTCCGGGATCGCCACGTCACTCGCGAAGCAGCCCGACGTCTACGAGCTGACTCTCCTTGAGGGAGATGACGGCGTCGATCTCGTCGAGGAAGTGATCAAGCAGCACTGGCAGGCGACGGAGGAGATCCTCGACGTTGACGACGCCGCCAGGATGGTAGAATCTCATTTGGAAGAGGCGCTCGAAAAGCGCCTCGGTTCCAAGAAGTTGAAGTCGAAGTTGGAAGCACAGCGCGCGGCGGCGCAGCAGAAGCCCAACGCCGAGAAGGCCCCAGCGAACAGCGGCCTGAAGACGCTCTCCAACAGGATGACCCCGGGAAGCTCCGCTCCGCAGACGGCCGATACGGCGCCGAAGGCGAAGTGGGAGATCGAACGAGATCGCTTGGCGAGGGCAACCGCACTGCTCAAGGACAAGTGATCCGCGAGCAGCACTTCAGACCTAGGAGTTCCTGATGGCCCTCGACCTTACCTCCTTCGACTTCGCGTTGAAGGAGTACTACACCGACGACAAAATCATCGAAGAGACGTACAAGGACAACGTCCTTTTCGAGATGCTCCCGAAGGACGAGAAGTTCTACGGCGACGTCCTGCCCGTCCCCCTGATCTACGCCAACCCGCAGGGTCGTTCCGCGACCTTCGCAACGGCGCAGACCCGTGCGGCGAGCTCCTCGACGTCGGGCGTCAAGTTCAACATGACCCGTGTCCGCGACTACGGCGTCGTCATCATCGACAACGAAACGATGCGGGCGTCGATGAACGACAAGGGCGCGTGGCTCGAGGCCCGCACCGTCGAAGTGAACGGCATGCTTCGCCAGATGGGACGCTCTGCGGCGACGGCGCTCTACCGTTCGCCGGCGGGCACCATCGCGCGGGCCGCTTCCGGCTTCGCGACGGCGACGATCACCTTGTCCAACATCAACGACATCACCAATTTCGAGGTCGGCATGCAGGTCGGTGCCTCCGCGACGGACGGTGGTGGCACGGTGCGAGTCGGCACGGCGATCATCACGGGCATCGACCGTGATCTCGGCACGCTGACGACCACCTCCGGTGGTGGCGTGTGGAACACGGCAATCGCAGCGTTCGTCGCGAACGACTTCATCTTCGTGCAGGGCGACTACGATGCGAAGCCTGCTGGCCTCGCGGCGTGGATCCCGACGACCGCTCCGTCCGCGACCCCGTTCTTCGGCGTGAACCGCTCGACGGACGTTCTTCGCCTCGGTGGCGTGCGCTTCGTCGGCACGGGCCTTCCGTACGAAGAGGCCGTGATCGAGATCATCTCGCGCGTCGAGCGTGAAGGTGGCAACCCCGACTACGGATTCTTCAACCCGCTCGACTGGCGTCAGCTCGAGAAGGCACTCGGCGCGAAGGTGCAGTACGTGAACCCCAACGCCGGCGGCAGCGCGAACGTCGGCTTCAAGGGCATCACGGTTTCCGGCAACAAGGGGCCCGTGACGCTGCTGGCCGACCGGAACTGCCCCGCGGG